TTAAATCATTTATATTAAATATTAAATCATTTATATTTATTAATTTATTATAAAGAAACTTTTGAAAAATATTTTAAATAATTAAAATCCCGGAAAATAATTGTATTATTAAATAATAAATAAATGATTTATATCAAATAAATGATTTAAAAATTCAATTTAAATATTATCAAAATTATTGAAATTTATTAAAACAATTATTTCAAATAATATTTATTGTTTTAAAAACTAAAATATAAATCATTTAATTTCTAAGTAAATGATTTATAAATAAAAAATATTTTATTAAATAAATTGAAATAATGTCTAATGAAAATAAACTAATAAATTTCCGAAAATATAATGAAAAAATTGATTCAGGAGTGAAACAGCTTCTTTTTGCAATAAATGAGGAAAAAGATATTTGGTTAGAAGCTGAAATTAGTTTAGAATTTTTATTAAAAAATAGAATCATACAAAAATATGTTTATGATGCATCAATAATTGAATTAAATAAATCAAAAGAAGAAAGAAAAAGAAAATATGATGAAAATTTAGAAAATAAATAATTTACATTATAAATAAATCATTTACATTATAAATAAATCATTTAAAAACAATATTACTAATTAATAAATTATTTTATCGAAATAAATAAACAAGCTTTTGCAGAAAATTAAATAATATTTATTAAAATAAATGATTTATTAAAATAAATCATTTATTTAAAATAAATCATTTATTTGACATAAATCATTTATTTAATATAAATAATTATAGAAAATAAATAATTTTTATAAATTGAGATTTTGATTGTAAATAATTAAATAATTAATTATAATTTTTATTATAAATGATTTATATAAAATTAAATGATTTAATTATATTTATAAAAACAATTTGATTTATTATTAAATTATTTGGAAATATCCAAAATTTAATAATTTTATATTTAATACAAATAAATGATTTAATACAAATAAATGATTTAATATTTTTGGGATATTTTGTTCAATAATTAATTTGATAATATTATTCAGATTTGAAAATTAAACAAAAAATATGGATGAAAATAAATTATGCAAATAGATCCCCTCATTATGTACTTATACCAAAAGGAGAACAATGTTATAGAAAAAACTGCGATAGTTGTGGTTTACAGGATGGACGAAGAGATGATTGGTTTTTTTAATAAAAAAATGCCATCTTTTGAAAATATATTAGAAGATAAAAAATTTGATCTTTGGGCATATAGAAAAGATTCTATGCTTCATAAAGTAAAATACGATGATAATAAAAATGTTGTGATATGGAATTGTGAAACAAAAGATTTTATTAAGTTAATTGAATAAATTTTTAGCAAAAAGGACATTTTTCTGGTTTATCATGTATTTTACAAAAATCATAATTATGACCTTTATCACATTTTTCTGAAATTATTGAAGATTTATCCTCTATTTTTTTGTAACAAATATCGCATTTAATATAAAGATCAATTTCGTTTGGATTAATATTAAACATTCTTGATATTTCATCTCTCATATTTTTTGCCTTTTCTTCAGATGGTGGAGAACAATTTATTTGAAGACTAATTTTAACCTTTGCTTCGTTCTCATTGTTATTGTTATTATTAGACATTCTACTTTTTTTTGAATACGAATGTTTTAAAAAAATATTTTTATTAAATGATTTAATAATTATTTTTCTGGTAAATTAATTTTTGTTTCATAAAAACCTGATCTTGGACACATTATTGTTCCATAAATTGTTTCTTCATTTCTGATTGGTTCTGTTTTCATTAATTTCCATAAAAATTGATATGGTGGATATTTCATTTCTTTCAATTCTTTTTCAATTAATTTAATTCTTTCTCCAGAGTATAATAAATTTCTATTTCCATCATCTCTCCAATTATCAGAATTAGTTTGGAAAATAAAATGTCTCTTTGATAAATCATTCCAATTATCATAACCATTTCTATTTCTTGTAATTACTATTCCTTCTCCTTTTGAAATTCCACAAACTATATAATAACAAGGTGCGATAATTTCTGAATTTGATAAAATATTTACAGCTTCTTTGTAATCCTTAGCTTCTATCATTACTTCTCTTAATAAAAAGGATGCTGGCCATTTATATGTTATTAATTTTAATAAATTATTCCATTGGGAAGTTCCACTATTTCTAAAATTAATAGATGCTGAAAATGCATCTGGTTTCATACAAGTTAAAATTCCAGTAAATCCGACAAAAGTTGTTGCAGTAAATAATGTTTTTCCATTTTTTTTAAAATCAACATCAATCGTTATTCTTTTTAATAATTCCAAATCCCAATCCATTGTTCTGCACATTGAAGGATAATCTTTTCCTTCAACAATTATTGAAGTGCAACATGCACTAATTTCATATAACAATTGCATGCAAACCAATTTACCTAAATCAATTCCTGTAAACTTTGAAATTCCTATTAATTCTCCAGATTCATAAACTATTCCTAATTTCGTTAATCCAGATAAAGTCATAAATAAAGCGGATGCCATATATCCGGTTATTTTAAATTGATTTAATAATTGTTCAATATATATTTTCATTTCTTTCATTTCTTGTACATAATCAATTAATATATTATCCCATCTATTTTCACCAGGATCATCAAGATTTATAGTATATTTTGGTGTTTTTGATTTTAAATTAATATCATAATTATTTGACAATTCCATTATTTTCTTTTAATTTAAATCTTTTACTTTGCTTTTTTCTATTTAATTTGAATAAATGATTTATAAGAAAAAGATTTATAAGAAAAATATTTAAATGATTTAAAATATTTTAAATCAGAGATCTAGAAATAAAAACAATTATTGGTAAAAATTTAAATGTTTATATATTGAAATTTGGAAAATTATATTTGAATGTTTAATTGATTCAAATCAAGTTTTTGAATTATATTTATTAAGACATGTTTGTAAAAAATTTTTAATAGAATTAAATCATAAAAAAAATTAAAAGAATTAATTTTCGAAATAAATACAAAAAGCAAAATAGGATAATTTATATTAGAAAATGGACAATTTAATATTTTACGATTTCTTAAAATATTGGCTTTAATTTATATTGGAATCCTGAATTTGCTAATTTTAAATTTTCAAAATTGATTAGTATATTACCAAAGATTGAAACTAATGAGAAATATTATTTTATTCATAAATATGAATTTTTTTACAACTAATATTTTTTGATTTTAATAAATAAGATACAATTTTATAAAGTTCTTCTTTTGAAAGATCTTTACAAAAATATTCACCAGATAATCCATCAAATCTATAATGTTTACAATTTTTAATAGGACTGTTTGAATCAATATTACATAATATACATTTTGTTGATATAGATCCAGTAAACCAAGCTGATCTTTCTTCGCATTTGTTTATTTCTAAACATTTTAAAAATCTTGGAGATGATATTAATGATGAAATTATATCATTTTCATCTTTTAGTTTAATTTGAAAATATTGAGTATTTAATGGATGACAATAACCGATTTCATAAACGTTATGAGCAAGACTTTTATCCATTTTCAAAATAATTATAATATTATTTTAAATCATTTAAATCATTTGTATTTTAGTTTAAATCATTTATATTTTAGTTTAAATCATTTATATTTTAGTTTAAATCATTTAATAAGTAAATTATATGAATGATTTATATTTTTACATATTGATATAAAATTTTTGTAATTAAAAGTAAATTTAAAGAAATTTGTATTTATTAATATCTAAATGATTTATTTAATTTTAAATGAATAAAATATTTATTATTTATTTTTCAACAAATTTAAGACAAAGTTATTGATCCAATAGATTGTTTTACGAAACAAATTACTCCAACTGGAAATGTTCCAGTTGCAGTTGCAGTATACGATAATGCTATAGTATTTCCACTTCCAAATAAATAATTATTGATTATAACAGTACTTGCAGCAGATTGTATTTGAAAAAAGAATACATAATTTGATGAAGTTAATGAACTAAATATTGAATTTATAGTTACTGATACTGTTGATGTACCAGTAGAACTGAATGTAACATTTATTAAATCAGTATAAAATAATCCTGAAGATGCATAAACATTTAAATATCCTTTTGTAACTAAAAAATATGAAAATACTAATGTTGAAGATAATCCGGAAGTTGTAGATAATTGAGCAGCAATTGTACTTGGACTTATTATGGAACTAGATAAAATAACTCCAGAAGTTGATGCACCAAATTGAATAAAACATAACATATTTGTACTAATACAAGGAAATGTTGGAATTTGAATGTATTGTAATATTGTACTTTGAAGAGATTGTACTGAAGATCCACAAATTGGCAAATTGTTCAATAATGAAGAGCTTGGAAAGTTCTTCAAAACTAATATTTGTGCAGATACATTAGTAGCTGTACTTACATTTCCAAATTTTATAGTTGGAGATGATCCTGGAGAATAATATGAATATTGTATATTTAGAGATTGTATTGTTGCTTCCAAGAATACAAAAAATACATTTGATGAATTATTAATTATTGGTATAGAGGATATATTATTAATGGAACCTGTAGTTGGTCCAGCTATTGTACTAGTTGAATATACAAAATCATCTATACCATTTGTAAATCCAGTTACGGTAATATAGTAAGTATAAATAACAACACTATTATCAGTTATTGTTACAATACCAAGACCAGAACCATTAAAGACAGATGAAATAATTGCACTTGTTGAAGCGGATGCTATAGAAATTATGCTTGGAGTATTATTTACAAATGCATAAGAAGAAGCAGAACAAGTTGATGTTGGTATTTGCAAACAAAATTTTTGACAATATTGTATGGAAATACTAGAAGACATTGAATAATTAATAAATTAAAAATACACTAATAGTGTTGAAGAATCTTATTATATTTTTTAAAAATAATAAATGAATTTGCGAACATATCTGGATTTTTATAATGAATATTTTATTGCAAAATATAATTTGAATAAAGATATTGAGAATGAAAATGAAATATTAAAAGAATTAAAAATAATACCAAAGATTTGCAATAAATTAATTGAAATAAATAAAAAAGAAACAATTTCTTCTAATTCAAAATCCGATTCTGAAAAATTAATCATAAAATTGGAAAATAATAAAGTTTTCGTAAAAATATTTTTAAATTTACCATTAGAACAATCTGGATTAGTTTATGAAGGATTAATTTATAAAAATATAATAAAATCGCTTTTAGAAAATAACAACACACCATATTTAGTAAAACCAATTGAATATACAATATGTCCAGAACTATTAACTTATATTAATCGAGATAATAAAAATCCATCTTTGATAACCAATAAATTGTGGGAATCATTATATAATAATTATTTAATATTGTCAAAAGTTCAAAAAATGAAAGATATTGTTCATGTAATAATAAATGAACAAATAAAAGATGGATCAGAAACAGTTGAAAAATTTATACAAAATGAAAAAACAACAATTGAAGATCTGAAAATATTTGCATTTCAATTAATATGGGATTTGCAAACTTTTCAAAGTATAAGTCTAAGACATAATGATTTGCATTTGGAGAATATGTATATTGAAAAAGGTGAAAAAGGTGATAATGGTTTTTATTATTTTGAATTAAATATTGGAATAAAAACAATATATTTCAAAATATCAAGGAAAATAAATTTAAAAATATTTGATTTTGATAGATCTGTTATATATAATATATTGGATAATGAATATTTAAGAACTGGATCATGCCCAACATTTGGAATATGTAATGAAAGAAATCCTGGATATGATGCTTCTATTGTTGGATGTAGAATTTTTAATAAGACATCAATAGATTTATTAGATGATGATGTAGAATTTCAAGAATTTTTATTTATAATGGATAAATTATCAAATTATAGATCTGGAATAACGCTTGATAGAAATTTAGAATATGTTCAACATGATGAGAAAAATTGTTATCTTAGTGATAAATCAAATGAAGATTCTTTGACAAATTTTCTTAGAGAAAGATTAAATGATGAAGGAATGGAGGAAAAAGAACAAAAAGATTTTTTGGAAATAATGAAAAAGAAAATGATTTATTCACAAAAAACTGGACAAAGATTATTATTAAATGAAAATGTATTAAAAGATATTTTACAAATGGATTATTTTAAATCATTTATTATAAGAAAAGAAGAATTTGATAAATCAGATAAAAAAGATCGATTTCATTTACCAAATAAAGATGAAATAAAGAATATGCATGATTTATTATTAAAAGATTATAAAAATTTAATAAATATTATTCAAGATAGATAATAAATGGAAAATATCATTTTTAATAATTTGCAATATATTTCAAAAATGTCAAATGATTCAGAAATACAAAATGATTTAGAAAATAAATCATTTTATTGTTTTAAATGTAATAAATATATTAATAATTTTGATTTTACAAAATATAAATTTGATAATATTTTTTATTGTGAAGATTGTTTAAAAGATTGCAAAAAATGTTCTATATGTTTTAATTTAATAAATGATGAAATTTTTTATAATCAATGTGAATTATGCAAAAAATATTTTTGTAATAATCATGAATCGCTTACATCAAATATATATTCTTGTAATGAATGTTTAACTAAAATTTTTGAAAATGTAGATAGAAATATTGAATCATCATTTATTGATAATAATATTTTCATTTATGGAAAAGATTGTTTCATTTATGAAAAATGGTTTTTAAATCATTTATTAAAATGGAATAATAAATTAAAAACTTGGCAAAAATATATAACCAAAAAAGATTATGAAAAATTATTATTAAAATTCAAAAATGATAATGGATTTTCAATTATTAATTATAATTTATTACCAATAAATTTTTAAAATGATTTAATTTATTTGTTAAATGATTTAATTATTTTAATAAATGATTTAAATGTATAGAAATAGATTCTATTATAACTATTTCAATTATAATTTTTTATTATGAGTAAATCTTTTGATGAAAATTGTTCAAAAAATATGATCCCTATTTACGACATACTTTTAGAAAAAATGCTAGATACTATTGTAAATTCAAATCAAGAAAAAGGAACTATTCAAATAATGTTTAAAGAAAATCTTCCAGAAAAACAATATTATTTAATAAAAAATGAATTTAGTAAAAAAGATTGGAAAATTTTTCATGATATATGTAAATCATCAGTTCAGGATATTAAATTAGAGTTCAAATTTATTGATATTTTAACATCTAGAGAAGGAATAATGATTTATTGGAAAAGTAAATCAAATAATAATTAATTATTCAAAAAAATAATAAATGATTTAAAATAATTATGATTTTCTCAAAATAGCAACTAGTTTTATGATATTATTTTGAATTTATTCTATAAATCAATAAAATACAAGTATAAAAATTTATTTAATAATTTATGGATATGGTGCAATTGACATAGTATTAAATGGTTGAATTGCAAATGCAAAAATGGAAACATTTGATGTTACTGATGAACTTCCTTCATTTGAATAGGCCACAGAAATTACATTTCCAACACCTGATGGTAAAACCGAAATGATTCGACAATTATAATATGATACTGAATTCATTTGAATAAACCAAATATAATTATTTTGGATAATAGTATTTGGGGCATTTATTGTAACTGATTGTGTTCCAATAGTAGTTACTGGAAAAGTAACACTGACAATATCAGAATAACATAAACCTATTGTATTGTTAAAATCTGAATATCCAATAGCCGAAATAAAATAAGAATATGTTATAGGTGAAGGTACTCCACTAATATATAATATTTGAATTGAAGATGGACTTATCATTATACTACCAATAATTGGTATAACAAAAGCTGTATTAAATTGAACAAATATTGCATAATCTGTATTTTGACATGGCAGATAACTTGTAATATTTAAATTTATAATTGATGATGTTTGTCCAACTGAAACATTTTGAGTTCCAGAACCAACAACTGGTAATTGATTTACATATGATGAGCTAGGATAATTCCGTAAACATAAAAAACTCAAAGATGGTAATACATACCCAAGAGTTTCTACTGTCCCAATAAGAAATGGATTTGTTCCAGGAAAAAATAAATTATTAAAAGGAAATTGTTCCTGTGGTGCAGTGACAAATGTTATGATTGAAGGGTCATTAATATTTGGAATTGTTCCAATTATTCCACTTAATTTGACTTGCCCGCTTGAAGCTCCAATTGTTATTGGACCTGGTATAGATGATGCATAAACAAAGTTATCAATAGGATTTGTAAAATAAGTTATTGTTATTAAAATTGTATAAACATTTGTTCCATTTTCAAAAATATAAACTATTCCAGTTCCAAGAGTTATTGAAGATGTAATAATTGCAGAATTTGTTCCAGGATAAAGCGTAATTATACTTGGTGTTTGATTTGAAAAAGTATATGTAACCGCACTGGAACAAATTTCGGATATTAATGGTAAACTAATGCATACTTTTTGACAAGTTTGAATTGAAAAAGAAAGAAATGACATTTTTTTCAAAAAAAATTCTTTCTATTTTATTATGGATTTAATTCAAAATTTTCATATGATTTATTATATATTAAAAATGAGTTTATGGTGATATTGACAAAGTAAAAGAATTAGTTGGTTGTGACACAAAAGCAAATATTGACATATTTGCCGTAATTGTTGAACCAGATGAATTGTTATAAGATATATTGATAGAATTTCCAATTCCAGATGCATTAACTGATGATATATATAAATTTGTATTTGTTATTGAATTTACTTGAGCAAACCAAACATAATTTGTTTGATTTATTGTATTTGGAACATTTGCAGTAAATGACAAAGTATTAGAAATTGTGAATGCTAAATTTGGAATTATGTCACAATAAACTAGTCCAACACTATTGGAGAAATTGGAATATCCAGCTACACCAATAAAATAAGAGCATGATAATAATATTGGTCCAGATACAAAGGAGACATTTAAAGTATTTGAAGCACTCAAAGCGCTTCCTATTACTATAGCAGTGTTTACTATGAGATTGCTTTGTGCGAATATTGCATATTTAGCTACTGGACATGAAAGATATGGAACTGATAATGTGATTGAAGCTGTAGTTCCTGTTATATTTGTTTGATAAGAACTTCCTACAATAGGTAGCTCATTCATATAAGATGAACTTGGATAATTTCGTAAACACAAAAAGTAATATGATGATGTTTGAACATATGCAGCAACAGCAACATATTCAGGAAGTGGACCAAAAAATTGAGAACTTATACTACTTCCGCCAAGATTTGTGCTACCGAATACAAAATAAGAATATGATGGATCGCTTGAATTTGATATTATAGATGTTATATTAATCATGTAAAATGGATTATCTGAGAAAGTAATCGATCCAAGTGGTGTTGTAGCATAAACGAAATTATCAATTGGTCCCGAAAATGATGATATTGTTATTGACAATATCATAACTGTTATTCCATTTTCATTTATTGCAACTATACCAATCCCAGTGGAAGTAGAATAAATGATAGCATTTGATCCATTAGAATATATTGTTAATAAACTCGGAGTTTCATTTGAAAAAAGATTTATTAAAATCTTATAATAATACATAAATTATGAAGTTATTGCCATGGATCCACTTGATTGATTTACAAATCCAAATAGTGAAATATTTGCAACTATAGTTGATCCACTGCTTGTATTGTAATAAACTCCGAAAGTAGTTCCGGAAGTTGCACTACTATCAGTTATTGTAACAAAAAGATTTGATATAGATACAGAATTAAGTTGAGCAAACCAAACATAATTTAAAGCATTTGTGGATGAAGGTATATTAATAGTAAATGTTGTATAATTTGCAGTATTCGGAAATGAAACTGAAATTATATCACAAAAAACTAATCCAGAAATATTGGTAAAATTTGAATATCCCTTTAATGCAATAAAATAAGAGCAAGTAACAGTTGAAGATCCAGAATTTGTCGCAAGAAGAACTTGTAATGTATTTTGCGAATTAATAGAAGAACCATAAACTGTAACAGGAACATTATAAGTAGAACATTGAACAAAACAAGCATAATTAGTTTGGATACAAGCTAAACTAAATGATGGAAGAATAACAGATTGTAATGAAGGTGTTGTAGTTAAAGAAAATGTCGCTGTTCCAGTGATAGGTAATTGATTCATAAAACTTGAACTTGGGAAATTTCTTAAACATAAAAATCCAATATTAGCTAATGGTCCTGCATTTGATCCATATGCAAGATTTGGTGAAGGAGATGCTGATTGAATAACAGCATAATTTTGATAGGAATATACATTACTAGAAGGACTTGGATAAGCAGTTATACTTGTTGTACATGTGAAATAACTATAAAGAGAATTTAAAGGATTTGATATTACACTAGAAACATTCGTAATATGACCAGAAAAATTAAATTCTGATCCTCCTGCTACACGTGTGGAATAAACAAAATCATCAATTGGATTTGTAAAACCTATAATATTTATATAAATTATATTGACAACAATTGAATTTTCAGTAACTTCAATAATTCCAGTTCCAGTTGTCGGAGAGGATGCATAAATAATGGCACCAGTAGAACTCGAAGATAAAGTCAAAATTGATGGTGTAAGATTTGTAAAAGCATATGTACTAAATGCAGTACAAGTTGAAGTTGGTATCGAAAGACATAATTTTTGACAATATTGTAATGTAAAAGTAGAAATTGTCATTTAAACTTTTATAATATCCTAAATAAATTATTATATTATTTATAATTTATTTACTTCTGAAAGAAGCTACCGCTATGTAATTATTTATAAATTTCAAAAAATATTATTATTCAATTCAATTCTTTAATTTTATATTATCCAAAAATATAAAATATTTATCATTATTTATAAATCATTTAATATTTATAAATCATTTAATATTTATAAATCATTTATAAAATTATTAAAACTATATTTTCTAATTTTGTTCTAATTTTGATATTTAATTATTATTGAAAATATAATTACAAATTAAATCATTTATATTAATTAAATTATTTATTTAATTTATTAATATTTTTTTGGAAAAGTTCTGAATGAGAGTATTTATCGAAATTTATAAGTTAAATTTAATAAATCATTTATAAATTTCAAATATAAATGATTTATTAAATAAATGTTGAATTTTCGAAAAATAATAATTTGTTTATTTTTATTTTATTTAAAATAATTTTCTAAATGAATTATGAATTTTTATTGATAAATGATTTAGGAAATAATAAATGATTTATAAAAATATTAAAATAATAATAAATTATGTTTTGATATTTTATTCAATTTTGATTTTAAATATTATTAGAAAAAAAAACAAAATATATAAATCATTTATAAAAATAAATGATTTATAAAATTAATTATATTTATCAAAAATATTATTTTATTTTTAAAAAATATTTAATATTTGATTTGTAAAATCTCTTTGATAGTATTTTTTCGAAATGAATAATTTAATTTAAATTTAATAAATGATTTATAAATCTAAATGATTTAATTTTTGATAAATAATAATTTACTGATTTTATTTTAAATAAGATAATTTTGTAAATGTATTTTTATTAATAATTACGTAGTAATGAAAGAAGTAAATGATTTAATGAATATAAATGATAATTACAAAAATGATAATAAATGTTGACAATAAAGATGAAATTATTAATGCTAATCCTCCAATTAAATCTCCTATTGGATAATTTTCATTTAATGTAAATCTTTGTTTTCCTTCATCATCAAAATATTGATAACATTGAAATGATTTATTTATTACGTATTTTTCCATTAATTCATTTTTTTGTTCAACAAAAATAGTATTTTCAAAAATAATAACATTTCCATTTATATCTTTTGTTTTATCTTCTGATATATCTTTTGAAAAAAGAACATTCAATTCTATCGAATAATGTAAAGTTACATCTTCTACTATTTTTAATTCTTTATTTATTATTTGACAATCATATGAATTTGTAGTCATATCCATAAAATATTGTACTAAAAGTGAAATTCCACCTCCAAAAATGGAACTTGTAAAAACAATTATAAAAAAAAGGCAAGTTATTGATAATCCGATTTTAAACTTTCTTTTACAATCTCTTTTTGATTTATTTTTTTCTTCTTTTTGGAAAGATTCTAAAGAAGCCTTATCCAATAAATCATATTTATAAGTATTCATTATTAAAGTTAATAATTATTTTTTAGTAAATATACTAAAATTATCTTTATAAAAAAATGGTCATGAATTAGCAATTTTTATATAAATAAATTAAATTTTGGCTATATATTTATTAATTATTAAAGTTTGCAATGAATGAAATTATTAGAATGTAAATTATAAATGAAGTTATACTAGAAGTAAATAATATTATAGATATTTTGGATAATATATCAATTTTTTCATAATTTTTCCATTCAAAAATTGAATCTTCACCTTCTATTTTTTCAATACATTTATGTGTTAAATTATATTTCATCAACATTTGATCTTTTACATTTTTATCTTTTGTTATAAATATAATTATAGATTTTCCATTTATTAATTTAGATGATCCATGATATGCTTCATAAAATACATTCCATTTTATTGAATAATTGATCGAATTTCCAATTATTGTTTCAACTGATGAATTTAAAGTTTTACAATAAAAATCAGTTTTATTTATTTCGATAGAATATAAATTATATATTGATAATGCTGAAATTAATAATAAAATAGATAATAATAAAAATATTGAATTGATTAAATAAGCTTTTTTTCTCAAATTTTTGATTTTAAATATTTTAATTGATTCTATTTGAATTTCGTTTAATTCGGTATATTGTTTCATTTTAATGAAATTAAATTTAAAATTAATTAAGATAGAGTTGCTTATTTTAAATGAAGAGATTTCATTTTCAAGAAATAAATAATAGAAAAAAAAATAAATGTGAAAAATATGAAGAAATTATTTTTTATTTGCCAAATGAAATAATATATATTATATTTTCATGTTTACCATTTTATCAATTATTATGGTTAAAAAGATTATCAAAATATTGGAATCGTAAAATTAAAGAAATTATTAAAAAAGAATTTGAATCTATTTATGTTAAATGTGATACATTAGAAAGAATAGAATGGTTTATAAGAGTTGGTGGAGCTAAACATTTTCATTTTGATGGAATTTTGGAAGATTCTTTTCTTAGAAAATATAATTATATTGATAGTTTAGCTGGATTACAAGTTATTACACAAAGTGGATTTAATATATTATGTAATAATACAAATATTAAAGAATATTATATTGGAAATAAATTTCTTATACCTGGAAGTTATAAAAATTTAGAGAGAGTTCATATTGATTTTCGTGGTGGTGGAACTGGATTTATTGCATCTGAATTTATTAATTTAACACATTTAACTATTTTTTCATATAATTTAAGAAATATTATATGGGAAGATTTGAAAAAGTTAAGATATTTGCATTTATTTAAAGTAAAAAATATTGGAGATTTAACTCCATTAAAAGAATTAAAATATTTAATTATTGAATATTGTGAAGGAATAATAGAAATTAATAATATACATTTAAAAAAATTAAAATTAAGGGCAGTTGATATAAGAGGAAATTATACTTGTGAATTTTTTGATTTAGATTATTATGATTATAGATTAAATTTTGATAAAACATTATTTTTGTCAATAGAATCAGTTATAAACTTACCTAAAAAATTACCAATTAATTTTCGTGGTATTTCTTACATTGGGTCTGATTCAAAATATACATTAAAACAAATTTTATTACATAATAAAAATATAAATTATTTAGTTACAACATCTGGAAAATTTGGAAAAGATTTTATTTTAATGTTAGAAAATTTATGTATTAAATCAATATCTTTACAACCAATAATATATAAATCGGCACCAATATTAAAAAAATTAATATTAGAAGCTTCTTGTTCTCTTGTTGAAGCTCACCAAATTATAAGACCTTTATTAAATAAATCTCCAAAATTACAAATTATATTTTTCAAACAAAAAATAAATTATAATATTTATTATTATAAATGGAATTTCGAAAAATTTCGTTTATTACCATATTATAAAAATTCTTTTTGTGAAGCTAATCCAAATGAATTCCAAAATGTATATTATTATAAAAGAAAATAAACTTTTTTTATCATAAAAACTCTATTTTTATTTATATAGATTATAATGAAAAGAAATGAAAAGAATTGTAAATGAATTATATCATTTAAATGATTTTAATTTAATTAATAAGATTTCGAAAATTAATTCTGAAAAAAATGTATTTAAATATGATGAAAATTTTTGTTTTATAATAATTCCAAATGATATAATAAATGAAATATTTCAATATATTCCATTTTATAAATTAATTGAATTGAAAATATTATCAAAAGAATGGAAATATAGAATTGAAAAAATATTATTAAATGAATTTGATAAAATTTATGTTGAATGTTCAGAAAAACAATTAAAATTCTTTTATTTTCAAGGTGCTAGGCATTTTCATATATATTCACCATTATCAGCCAACATTTATTTATCAAAGGTAAAAAGTCTAAAAGGGCCATTTCGAATAAATATGGAAACTATTCAATTATATTTAAATTATAATGAATTAGAAGAATTTGATTTTTATGATTTTTCATCTAAAATTGATAAATTTAAAAACTTAAAAAGAATTGGAATAATTTCACAAAGAAATATTGAATGGAATTTATTTAAAAATATAAATCAATTATTTTTAAGATCTTGCGTTTTAGAAAAACCAAATTTTAGTTATTTTAATAATTTAAATATATTAAAATTATGTGATATTATTTTTAGTGGAACTATTGAATCTATAAAAACATTAAAAATATTAAAAATAGATTATTGTAAAGGTGATATTTATTTAAATGATTTGGATTTGGATAAATTATCTTATAAATCAAAAAATAATAATGGTGATAAATTTTTAATGAATAAATTAAATGTAAAATCCATATTATATGAATTTATTGAATTACCAAATGAAATTAATTTTGAAAAAACAAAAATAATTAAATTAAATTATATATCTGATAATTATATTTTACCATTAAATATTAAAAAATTAAAATGTACAGAATCAATATTTTTAAAAAATTTTATCGAGAGAAATTTGCATTTAGAAGAATTAATATTATCTTCATTATGTTTTCGTGAACCATTAAAATTAAATATAAAAAAATTAACAATAGATTTTACTACATCTTATCATCAATGCAAAATATTTGTAGCACCAAATTTATTTAAATTAAAAATAAGAAAATCTTCATCCATATTTCAAGTAAAACAATTTATTATGCCATTATTTAAAACTTGTCCAAATTTAAATGAAGTTTATTATAATGAAATTAATTCTGTGCCACATAATTATAAATGGAATTTTGAAAACCAATGTTTTTTTCCAATATTTTTAAATAGTTTTTCAGAATTAAATCCAAATTCAATAAATAACTTGCATTGCTTAAAAAGAAAATATTTATAATAAAAAAATTAAATCCTTTTATATTTGATTTAATAGGAATAATATATAAATTTTAAAAAAAAATGAATGGCGAATATGTTTTTATGTTTAAAAAAAAATCTGACAGTTCTTTGAGTTTATTACAACAAAATAAAAATAATTTTGAAGACATTTTAAAACATCCATATTTTTTGAAATATGAAAAAATGATATATAAATTAAAAAATCCAATTAATCCAAATGAAATAAATACAATTTCAAGACCTATATTATCTTATTCAACTGGTGAAATAGAAATTGATGGATCTCAATTGGAAATTCATGGGAAAAAAACAGTAAAATATATTACTAGAATATTTTTAGATAATGGCGATATTGAAATTAATGGATTATATAATGATAATATAAATGATAATATGGATAATATTTTATCTAAGCAATTATTGACAAATCATTTAATTCTTGAAACTAATAAATTTTATGTTCCAATTAATATTGGAGATATTTCAATATCTGAAGATGATGAAAAAATAAAAAGAATGAATGTATTTGTATCAATTTATATTTATCAACACAATATGAAATCTTTATTAAATAAAATATTGAGAAATGAAAATTCGATTCTTCAGGAAGAAAGAATAAAAACTATATTTTATTTTTTAGAAATTTCTGAAACATTTAAAGATTTATATAATTTTGATTTAAATTATCCATTTGATATTTCATTTTTAAAAAAATATCAAACAATAAAAGATCAAATTTCTTTAATAAATAAAAATGAAATTGAAAAATTAGTAGATATTAAAACTTTAAAATATAATGAAGTTATAAAACAATTAAATCCAACAATTGATTTACCAATAAATCAAAAAAATGCAATAATATTATTAATAATGGAAAGAAATTTTAAAAATTTCTTATCAATATATTATTTTACCATAAATGATTTATATGAAAATGGAAAAAATTCAATATTTATTTCAACACTAGAAAATTATTTTATTTATAATATAAATAAAAAATGTAGTATACCAATACCTATTGAAATTAATACTAATTTATCTGATAATAATTTATATAAATTATCTTTTTGTAAATTAATAAAATAATAAAAATAATAATAATAATAATAATAAATTTTTATTTATAATAATGCGAATTACATGTAATAAAATCACATCTTTTGGAACTATTAAATAATCCATAACTTTTACAACTTTGACATGGTTTTTTTTCATCACAATAAGAATATCTTTTTGTAGAATCTGGAGTTTTTCGCTTATAAGAAATATCTAATGTATTTCTACATTTATCACAAAATGCATCATTTAATTTGCTATATATTTTATGATTTAATTTGCATCTATCGCATAATTTGTCATGCAAATATACATCATTAATCATATATTTCGTTTGATATGAATGGGCTAAAGGACATTGATATTTATCATTTATAATATTTGGCAATTTATCTTCACCATTATTTATTGAGAAATTATGATTTTTTGATGATATAATTGGTTTATTCATCTTATCTAAAAGCATTTCACTTTTACTAGCTAATGGAAATTCTAATGAAAATAATTCCATAGATAATGG